ATAGACACCCTTAAATCTATGTGGTTTTCCATTCCACCCACAAAAAACCTGTGATCATACGGAACAATTATTGTTTTAGGTGTTGGCAATCCCGCCGCTTCTATTTTTGGGAACCATATCAATGCGCTATTCCTGTTCATACTTTACCTCCCGCCGCTGATAGCGACATTAGGCGGCTTTCTGGTTCATGATGCAATGCCAATGTGCCCAACCTTTCCCGCTCTTCCGTGGATAGCGTAATGATTCTCCAAAGGGCTTATTGCACAGTACGCAACATTGGTAATCAGTTGGCCGCTTTACCTTGCCTGAGCGGTATCTTTTAGTGTGGATATTTCGATAACTCCACATCCACGCTATAAACCCAAGCAATACAAAAATAATAACGAACAGTAAAAATTTCATAATAATCCCCAATCCTATCTATCAACCGGATTGAGCAGACACGCTAAGGCGTGCTCCTCATCCGGGGCGTTATACCTCAACAATCCTAATGAAGATTAACTTCCCATAAATTTTCTTGTGTAGTTCTCGGATTAATCCCTCTTCAGAACTCGCCATAGCGATCCATCCAAAAGTTGATACCCCAAAAATTCTGAAGCGAATTGAATAATAATGTCCCTCGTATAAGCCGCTTTTCTCATTAAAAATGATCGCTATTTTCTTTTTTTTCATGTGATTAACCTCCATATTTTAATAAACCGTATAACCTACTAATCAAGGCGACAGGTGATAGTCTGTGCTAATTTGCGAGGGCGGTGCCCCCCGACGCCTTATTTTTCCGTTAGACATACAATACCGCTCTTGCTAACCTTGCCCACTTACAACAAGTACATTGGCATAATCCATCTTCCCCTACATCATTTATCTCACATGGGTATTCTAAATCAGTGGCAATTATTCTTAACACTTGGCGGAGTCGTTCGCATTCGGCCAGATGATCAGTATAAGCTACATATTCTCCCTCAGAATACTTTATCATGCGAGGAGTTTCCACTATTGGCCTGCCCGATAAACAATATCTCTGCATTATCCTCCCTCCATTCTTCAAGGGGACACCGATCTGGTATGTCGTTTATGTCCTGTAAACACGTATACGTGAGTTCCCCCGCCGCTGACCTTAGCGTTAGCGGCCTATTGGCCACCTGGCCATCTGACCAGATCGCATTCGCCTGTAAATGCCAGCCATGCCGATCTGATCCGGTGTTTCAACCCGTACCAGCCAATCGGCCTCGCTGGTATCCATTTTCCGGCGATTTCTGTTTCGGTTTCCCGTGCTATTTTTAGGAGCATATCTAAATCGTAAATTTCAATGCTCTTCATTCACAATCCTTTCTCCTATAGGCCACATAAACCAAGTATCTTTGTAGAGGTCTTCTTTACACTTAAAATTGACGAGAAAATATCCCGTGGGTGGAGGCTGTACCTCCTCCCCACTATCTCGGAATATCGTGGTTATTGAACTATTCTCAAAATTTCCTTTTATGTTAATAGCGCAATCATATCCGCGCATATTATCTGTCTCACCGCCGGAGATATTCCAATACGCAGAAAACCACGGCTCCGGAGGGATGATAGTTATCTGACAATTACTCACGGCCTCGAACTCAATAATTGCCGTCTTGAGGTCGGAGCGCATTGCGAAAACCAGTGGAAAGAGCATGAAAATCCCGACGATAGGCAATCTATTTTTAAGTCTATTAAACATCTTATCTCCTTTACTAATAAATAAAAGAACCTCACAACCAGTCACTCCACCTGACCGCCCAAAAGCGGGCGGCAGGTGAGCTTAGCGTTAACATCTAAACAAAAAAGGAGAATAACCATGAATGAATTACCTTACAAAGGCTATGTGATTGAGGCGCTCCCAGAGCAACTATTAACTGATAGCAAGTGGACAGTTAATATAAGTATCACAAAACACACAGGTAGCCGCGTCACAGAGAAACAATTTTCAAGCTCGGAAACTTTTACAAATAAATCGGATGCCGTACAACAATGTTACAATTTTGGTAAAGAAATCATTGACGGGAATCATAAATCGCATTCCGTTTCTGATTTGTGATTTATTAAAACTTTTCCTGATGGACCGATCGATTTTGTTTGAAATTAATTCAAGGTCGTTTTGGTAATGCAGTTCATCAAGTATAGATTTATTATATTTGAGAATAATCACATAATTTGCAATGTCTGAAAAAAGTGTAAATGGATTTCGTATCTCTTTATGTTCTATCATTGTGGATAACCTCCTATGTTAACAATTCAATGAACCCGACGCCGGAAATCGGGCTGTGGTTTCCCGCTTATCCTCAGCGGCGCGGGTTATCTTAGCGTTATACAACTACAACAATCATACGCTTTTCTGCCGGTATCATATTAATGATGTCTTTCATTGTCGGCGCAGGTGTGTCGCCAAGAAGTTCCTTTTGTATACCTTCCCAGTTCAGGCCAAATTCATGCGTCAGGACAGGACGGCCCAATGTTTTTTCTACAGCCTCATGGAAAACATCGAAGGGCATACACAATCTTTTTTCAAACATCTGGAACATTGCGCGTTCTTTCAGCGTCATAGTTTCCCAAAACTTTGTATCCATCAATTTTATCGCTTCTCCCTTGGTCACGATCCATCTCCTTATAAAAAACAAAATGTATAACCAGTCACTCCAGCGGACAGGCAAAAGCGCCTGCCGCTGACCTTATCGTTATGTGTCAATCAGCTCCGGCGCCCCAATAACTTGTTGTAATAAACTGATATGGTTTATGTTTCATACTAAAAAATTCCGCATCACCTTTTTTATTTGCTTCTACTGTTGGGCCCCCAGAATCCTCTTTCATGTAGACCTCTTGTTTTTTAAAGCCCATACTCTCAAGCTCTACTGCCGATTCTTCTGACCACACAAACACAATTTGATAACCCATATTCCACCTCACATAAACAGTTAATCAACCCAGCGCCGTGATTGGGCTGTGGTTTCCCGCTTATCCTCAGCGGCGCGGGTTATCTCTATCGTTATCTCAACGAACCTCCTTAGGTTTGCATCCTGCTAATCTTCTTGAACCAATATCTCCCGGCGGCAACTGAAAAGGCCTTTTTCTCGACCCATTTTCCGGTGATGTACCAGTCGGCAATCAGCACCTTATCTCTCTCGCTAAGCTTATCCTTGAGGATCCGATCAACGTCATCGTATGCCTTAGCATAAGGCTTGAGACGCTCATATTCTGCGAGCAGGGAGGCGAGTTCTTCATCATCTAAAATAGTTACCTCCTTCCCGACGTGAAAAACCGGGCAGATATGGACATATCCGCACTTGTCGCAAACACCTTCATCGTATTCCATTGGATCGGGCAATGTGCTGGCAGCTACATGCCGATTTATACACTCCGCTCGTTTCAAAAGTTCTTCACCCAAGGCATAATCAATGTTCATCCATATTTCCTTGTATTGCCCATTACTCTTGTTTTTAAATAGGAAGACGCCCCGTTCCTTATTATCCATAAGCAGGTAAAGCGTAAGCTGTGCTGGATACTTACGCAGGTAGAGATATTTTCCCCTCGTCAAATCGTCTATGGCGTTGATTTTATCAAACATATAAGGAGAGCATGACTTGATTTCCGTTGGGACTGCTTCGCCATCAAGAAGCAGCTTACAATCAACCGTCCCCGTGATCTGGTATTCAGGCCAGGAAAACGGGCGCTGTTGTTCGACGACCTTAAAACCTGCCTCCCTCAGTTCTTGCATGGCCAGGTCTTCAACTGCATTTCCCATGCCAAAAATTAATTGTACCCGTGCATCGTGAAGGGTGCGCTCTTGCCATCTGGTTCTTTGATATACGTGATACAATAGGCAGGGGTGCCCGAGTTCGCTTGCAGTGTTAGAATTAACGGGTCTTTGCTTAATTTTTCCTTGTTGGGCTTCTAATATTTTCTCAATTATCATCCTTCTTCACCCAGATTCCTTTCCTCTTCCTTCTCGTCCGGCACACAAAGCAGAAGAGTTTTTAGATCAAATCCGTATTTTGTTTCCTCGAAA